ATTATTTACTAAATCAAATCCTCCTAAAATCTTACCCACACCACCAAGTTCAGGAGCAAGTTGATTACCAATACCAGTTATAATTTTATTAAAAATTGCACCCATAAATTGTTCGTTCATACAAGATGTAGGATTCTGAACGTTGTCTAAGAAAGATGTTAATAATGATCTTACATCTGGTAACATTGAATTGCCAAGTGCTTCCATTACACAAGGTGCTTTTTTTTGTAAAGCAGCGACAGGTCCTAATAACGCTGCTTGTGCAGCAGTTCCTGCTTTTTTTGCTATGGCAGTATTTTTTGTTGCTGCAAGAACTTTTGCGAATACATCACTGTATAAAACATCTAAACCATTATTTAATTTAGGTATTAATGATGTCATCGAACTCTTCATCAAATCACCAGTAAAACTATTAGTTACACCTGTTATTTTTTTAGAAAGATTTGATATTAACTTACTTTTATTTGCTCCTGTGAGATTTTTATATTGTTTAGTTGCGTTCTTTAGATTACCTTGTATTTCTGCTCTAGCGTTTGTTCCTGCAAAGGCTACACATTGACCAACCGCATCAGATACAGCACGATATGTTTTTCCTGTTTGTTGTGTTAGAGTATTCGCTCTAGTAGGTTCTATAACTACTTTTGGTTTATCAGTATCAGTGCTGGCATCATTTGTTTCATTCTCAGTAATTATCTTATTTTCAGGTTTTGTTTCTGGTGTATATCCTGTGAATGGTTGAAAAGGTGATGGAGGTTTTCTATTTTTGACATATCTTGAATTGCCTATAACACCAAAGATAACTGGTTGCTGTGCATCATCACCATCTAAAAAGAATCCAACAACAACATCACCAGGTGCAATACGAATAGGTTTACTTTTACCTGCTTTACCAGAACCAGCAGTCACAGGTATAATTACAGTTGCCCAAGGCAAATCTTCATCTTTAAGTTCAACTGTATTTTGGGGATGATATCCCATAATACGAACTTTTACACGATTACCCCAAGCATCAGGTTTACGATTAAATTGTAGAGACCAACCAGTCGCAGGTGGTATCTGTCCTATCCACCAACGGAACCCATCTTTTCCTAAAAAATTACTTTTTAATAGAAGGTTTTCAATCATTTATCTTTCTTCCCCGTTGTATCCCTAATTAGTTTTAACTTAGTAAAAGAACCTTTACTATCATAATAATGCACTAACTCTTTAATCATATATAGACCACTTTGGTCATTATCTCTTACCTTTGTTTGATCTAGTGTTATCTTAGCAAAATTAAGTTTGACAATGGCACCTGCTGTGAGTGACGTATTCATTGGAATAGTAGCGTTCAACACTTGTGTGAAAATTGTATTATATCTCATCATTGCTTGTGAATGATGCTCCATTGGATCAGCATTCTTTTTTAACGAATTTTTATCTTTTTTCTCAGTAATTCCAAAATCCAATACACCCGTCATATAACGACTTGGGACATTTCCTAATGATTTACCAGTCTTATCGACTGGTGGTGTAAGTATCTCAAAATCTTCACCTAAATTTTCCATTTTATCTGCATAATCTGAAACCCTAAAAATACCTTGTTGAGGTGTTGTAAAGGTTCCATCTACAGGATTATAGTACATACGATAAGAACAGTAAGCACCTTTCTGTAAATTTTCAATCAACTTCTGATTTCTTGTGGTTGTAAATTCTAATATTTTATAATCTTTATCAGGATCTAGATTATCAACAATACCTGGAGAATAAGTATATTCTCTTTCAAAGGGAACTCCCGACACTAAACTATCAACAGATCTAAAATGATAACCTTCTTTTGTCTCAAAGAAAAAATATCCTGCAGTTGCATTTCTACCACCTACCTCCGCTGGCACTGATTTAGATGCTAACCAAGTAAGTAAGTAAAATGGTTTTTTTAGATTTCCATAAAAACCATATGGATTTTGGGTGTCATCAACATCAATATATTTCTCACTTAGTAATGATTTTTTTATAATTTCCTTAACACTATCTGATATTTTTTGAGAAGATGGAAACTTACTTCCCACTCTCTGAGTTTCATTTGTTATCGCCTCTCTTGAGACAAGATTTAAAACAAATGATTCTCTTTCAGCATCAACTAGAACATTTGTTATAGATGAAACGTATAACTCATTACCATTTTTCTCAGTAAACTCCATATCTGGTCCTAGTCCCGAAGATGGAATTTTTATATTTACTTTTTCACCACCATTTAATGGTAATCCATTGTAAATAGATGACATTTCACCATCCTTATCCTCTATGGTAAAACCAGTATTCACAATTATTGCTTTTGCAGTTATCATTGGAGATAAAATATTTTCATAATAACTAAAAGATATAACACCACGCACTAAATCAACAGATGTTACACCATCGTTGGATATTATATCAAATAATTCAAATACGCTTTTATTTTGTGCTGACATTTTTTAACCCGATGATAATGCGATAGACTGAAGTTCACTCAAAGTTTTTTCAGTTGTTTGTGATATTACTGTGATTGACTTTGAACCACCACCTGACATAGATATTTGTGGTGACATTGGTTGTTTATTACTACCCATTACGATTACCTTCCTTTTCTTTTTTGGTACTCTAAAGTCAAATTTATTACTTGCTGTTATTGGTATGATAGACATATCATTCCTTGAGGTTTTTACTCCCTTAACTTCTGGAGTAATACTTTTCTTCTCATCCTCTAAAGTAATGCCACCCGCACTTGATATTGGTGGAGCTGAAGTACTTGATTTGGATCCTCCACTTTCAAGACCTGAGAGTAAATCATCAATCTCATTTGCACCATCATCACCTGTTGTAATATCTTCTAATTCATTATTAGATACAATTCTACCATCTACATCAGGTACAAATAATTCAGCACTTCGACTATCAATTCCTGCTGCATCACCAACAACGACTGGTTGTCCTGCTTCTACAGGACCACCAATATTTCTTCTATCATCCTGCTCTACATCAAGATTTGTGTCAGTTTGTATACCTTCAATTACCGTCTCATTTTCATTTATCTCTGTCTCTTCTGTAACTGTAACATCTTGTGCCTCTTCATTACCTATTGGTTCTAAGTCTTGTTCTTCTAATTTATCTGTACCTTCTTCATCTTCATTCAATCCCAATTTCTGAGCTACATCACCCGCACTCTGGATATCTTTATCCATAACGAATGAATTTATAGATTCAGCGAACTCTCTATTTAATTTTACTAGATTGCTCTGAGTTTCATCAAAGGTATCCTTTATTTTTTTATCGTCTTCAAGGAAATTAAATTTATTAAATATACTGAAGAAATTGTCTAAACCTGTTCCAATAGATTCAAAGAAGTTTTTCATTCCATCTATAAATCCAGTAAATACACCAACTACTCTGTTAATAAGTCCAAATAATTTTTGGAATGCTGCAATTATCTTTGGTAAATTTAACAAAGCCCATCCTATAATTAACGTGCCAATAAAATCCAGCACTCTTCCTAAAAATCCTTTCGTGCTTTTTTGTATCAAACTTCCTTGTCTTTTTGTGACACCAGTTACACTAGATGCTTCAAGTTCATCTTCTCTTTGTTTTCTTAAAACATTTTCTCTTCTTCTCTTAAAAAATTCAGCATCTTGACTGATTAATTTACTTTTAAAGAGGTTAGATTTTCTAGTCTCTTTTAATAATTCACTCGACTGTTTACCAATTGATACTAATCCCTCAGATAAATTAGTAATTGATTTGCGAATTAAATCAATTCCTATTGATGATTTTCTTAAAGAAGTCCTACGTAATCTTATACTCATATCAATCTCCAACTCCTAAGACAGATGTAGTGGAGAGTGCATGAGGATTATGTTTATCAAATTCTATAGCTGGTAGAGAGCTTTTTGATGAAGATACAGTATTACCACCAACTTGTTGAGGACTACTATCACTACTACCTCCCTGTGTTACTACAAGTTCTGTACTATCTTCACTAAATTCACTTATCTTATTTGCTGCATCAAGATTATTACTTTTTACTGCTTCAATATTATTTGAATCTGCAGACACTCCTTCAACTTCATTATCTTTTTTATCTTTATCACCAAAAACCTTTATATCTTTCATACCAAGAGCGTTCATTATTTTCTTAGAAAGATTTTTCATTACTGCTTCACCAGCAAATCCACCAATTAAAGCACCTATAAAGGCACCAGGTCCAGCACCAACACCACCAAACAATGCACCTATTGCTCCTCCAGCAATCGCACCAACTTTTGCACCTGCCATAAAACCACCCGTTGCTGCAAGTGCTGACATTAAACCACCATCTTCACTTAGTAATTCAGTAAAGAAAGTTATAAATGGTCCTAATACTTTACCTAATAATTTACCAACACCAAGTTTAGGTAATCCCTTTGTAAGATTCATTGCCTTACTGACAACCCCAGACTTAGAAACTGCCTTTAGTCCATCATCAACTAAATTTTTACCTCTATTAAATAAACCTACTGCACCACTTCTTGCACGTTCTAAAAATGATGGAGTGTTAAATTTATAATTAAATCCTTTTGGATATGATCGACGAAGTTGTGCACCAACATCATTACCAAATTTTTTAACTGGTTTGCTAGACTCTGTTAAAACTTTATTTTTATTACCAAGAAGATTAATCTTTAAAGGATTTGTTCCTTGTAATCCTTTTAAAGGATTTGTTCCTGGTAATCCTTTTAATCTAGATGTAGATTTAAAGGTATTCTTGACGACTCTCTTTTTCTTTAAGACAGTACCAAGACCAGGAACTACTCTATCTAATGCCTTGAAACCAAGATAATCTACAACAATTCTCGTGATTAATCCACCAAGTCCACCTGCTGTAAGAACTCCAGCAGTTAAAAGTGCTGCCTTTTTAACCAATCCGACCAATAATACTTTTATACCAAGTAAGGCTGCTTTTAATATACCACCAAATGCAACTCTTGCAACATTTGCACTAAAAACTCCTAATATTCCTAGAGTTTTCTTTATACCTATTGATATAGCGGTTAGTGATCCTAAAATAGTTGTTAGACCAACTAAAAATTTAGTTTTTAATCTATTAATCTTATCAACATTTCCCTCTGCCATTGCTTGTAGCAAATCTACTCCCGTTATTGCTAACCATCCTCCAGCAAGAGTAAATAAAAATTGTCCTAATTGCCCTAATATTCCTTGTGTTTTTGCACCAATTTTTTGTATTGGTTGCATCAACGCTGATTGAATTTTATTTTCAAGAGCACTTTCTTTCCCTTCTCTTAATCCTTGCTCTGCTAATATTCTTTCTCTATTTTGCTTTGCTGCTTCTCTTTGCCTATCAAGTTGATCTCCTAAAGCAATATTCTCTCTAACACTTTTTATATTAAAATCTAAAGTCGCAATTTGTCTTGATATATTTTGTAATTGACCTGATACTGATGTAAGTTTTAATGATTGTTCCTGTAGTAAATCAGTTGTTACAGAGTCTGGTTGAGGATTTTGTGGTGCACGAAAAAAACTAGAAGAAATATTTCTTCTTACTGATCTTATTCCTCCTGCTATTGGTGAACCGAACTCATCCATTACGTTCTTGTTGTGCCTTTAGGTTTTCCTCTTCAATATACTGTTGGAGAAGTGAAACGTAAATTTCCCTTTCCCACGGTATCATATTTTCAAGCTCTGTTAAGCTATATTTATGGTGCTGAATCAAGGCAAAGTTTAATTTATAGTATGACACTAAGTCCTCGTGTGCCATACTTATCCGAAAAAACTCTGCAGCCCCTCTATCGTAATTTCACTTTCAACCTTTGTATTTGGATTTATAACTTTAACTTTATGAGATAATTTTGGCATTGTATCAAAGAATTTTTCAATTTCCTTGAATTGAGATGAATTTAATGATTCTAGGAAATCAATTAATTCTTGACTCGTACAATCCTCTTGTGTCCATGATTCTTCATCCGAATAAATCTGGTCAATACAAGATGCAATTAAATCAAAAGTATCGTCAACATTTATTTCACCAGCAGCAAAATTAGATTTTATAAACTCATTCAATGAAGGATATCTCATTTTTAGAGTATAAGTATTATCTAATTTAATGTCTGTTGAATGTCCCTCAGTTCTTTGTACCTTAATCGAATCAATGTTAATTGATGTAGGTACCTGAGTTTTTTCATCATCAGGGCAAGTTACCATCACTTCAATCTGTTCTCCAACAGATTTACCACGTACATTTAAAAATAGATATTCAATATCAAAAGTCGATAATTTATCAACTTTAATTCCTTTTGTCAGAATACAAGTTGATAAAATACTTTTTACAGCAGTCGCAATTTGTTTTTGATCTTGAGACTCTAAAGCTATGATTAAAATCTTTTCTTCTTTCACAAGAAAAGGTCTATATTTTATCTTTCGATTAGACGAAGGAAGCACCAACTCATAGGTTGGTGTTGAAATGGTTGGTAAAGGCATAATATTCTAAGCACTTCAGTGTGACTATTTATAGAGGTTTTCAAATACTATTCTATATTATTCTTGTCCCTCCAGGAGGATATGAAAATCTTCCACGACTATTATCCGATAAATCATATGAACCACCATAAACACCATTTGCACTAGAATTTTCATTTCCAGTGTTTGGAGAATTAAATCCAAACGCATTTTGATTTAATATATTTTGATTATCAGCAACACTTCCACCATCTCTTACATTATTTCCCAAATTGAATATTTCATTGAACGCTCTCTTCAAATCTCTTGCAAGTGAAGATGATTCACCACAAATATATCTGTCAAAACTAAATGATGCTGATGCTTTTAATACCGTAGAACCTTGATATGACACTCTTGTTGAATTTAATGCTAAAGGAAATAATCCAATAAAACGATACTCTAAAAATCTATTATAATCTCTCTCAAACTTAACAATTTTTGTTTCATTTGATTTATATGATTCTGGATAGTTTAATGTGAAATGGTAAGCATCACTTGTTAAATTAGTATTCGCACCTGTTACATACTCCATCCAATGCTCTAAAAATTTCATTGATTTATATTCATTATCAACGTAAAATTCTAACTGTATTTGTGTAAAATTACGTGTATGTGCAAATCTTTCAATGACTCCTTGAAAATCTCCACGGGTATCAATAGATGCTAATGCACTACCTGGTAAAACTGCATCACTACACAAAAGTCCTGCATCCTCACCTACAAAACGATCATTCACACCCTTTCTTCTTAAGAAAGAACGTAATCCACTTGCAGTTTGACTGTAAGGCAAAGCAAACTTCACAAGATAATGTGAAGACTGTGCTACATTCTGAAATCTTGGTAATATATCCGATATCGGTCTTGGTCTTGGTGCTGGCACTCTAAATAAAATTACATATCATATGTATTTAGATGTCTTATAAGGGAAAATACCACCCCTCCTATCCCAGAAAGTATAAAGGTGATCCAACTAATATAATTTACAGGTCACTCTGGGAGAGAAAGTTCATGGTTTATTGTGATAAAAATGATAATATATTAGAATGGGCAAGTGAAGAAATAGCGATACCATATCGTTCACCAGTTGATAATCGAGTTCATAGATACTTTCCTGATTTCTATATGAAAGTCAAGGAAAGAGGTGGAAAAATAAAAAGGTATGTGATTGAAGTGAAACCAGCAAAACAAACAAAACCACCCGTCAAACCTAAGAGACAAACAAAAGGATATATCCGTGAAGCATATGAATATGCGAAGAACCAAGCAAAATGGAAGATGGCACGGGAGTTCTGTGCTGACCGTCAGTGGGAGTTCAAGGTAGTTACAGAAAAAGAGTTAGGAATATGAGTCGCATCGACCCCATAATGAAAAATCTTATCGGGAATGAAAACCCTGATGATTTGGCACAGGAAATATTAGAAGTATTAACTGAAGGAAGTAGTGTTCCAGAGGCAGGAAACTATTACGTATTTGTATATCAACCTAAAACTCCTAATATAAGATATGATGCACACCCTCTTGTTGCAGTGACAGATGTTTTTCAATGGGGATTCAAGGGACTTAATTTTCACTGGGGTGAAATGAGGCAATACACCTTTCCAGAAGTTGTAGGTGGTTTATATAAAGTTGACGAAATGGAATTAAGAGATCTACGAACAATTCCATTTGGTAGAATACGACTAAATAGTTAAAAATTTTAGGTAGGTCGATGAACGCTGGCGGTAGTGGGGCAGATTATAAAGAGCAAGAGCAATATTTTGCCTCTCAAGAATATAAAAATAGATCAAAGGCAGGTTTATCTGCCAGAAAAAGGAAATTGCCACATCCAAAAGTATTGTCATATCCAGTTGCAGTAAGTCCTGATGAAAATAATGGTTCAAGGTTATTAATTAAATGCTTCGAGTATATACCACCGCAAACTTCAATAAAACATAGTTTTGCAACAGCGAGAGCGAATAAAAATTTTGAGGATGAAAAGGGAAACAAATATAAAAAAGGTGAGGTTATTAAAAATAAAGATGGATCAACAAGATTTTATCCAAAAGATATAGGATTAAGTAATTTGGGAGCAAGTGATCAGTTAGCAGTGGCAGGAACATCACATCTATATTATATTGAATTACCAATACCACAAGATGTAAATGATTCAAATACAGTAACTTGGGGTGATAATTCATTAAATATATTTCAACTTGCAGGATTAACAGCAGCACAAGAATTATTAAAAGCTGATGGTTCAACATTTGAAGAAGCAGCTGCAATGTTTACTGATCCATTACTTAATGAGACTTTTGGTAAAAATTCTAATTTCCGAAGTCAAATAGCAGCGGTTGTTGCAGGTAAGGCATTTGGTGCTGATGGTAGTGCGATAAGACCTAATACAGTTCTTGGAAGAGCAACAGGAGAAATATTAAATTCTAATTTGGAATTATTGTTTGATAGTGTTAATTTAAGGTCATTTCCTTTTGCTATCACTTTCTCTCCAAGAAGTAAGAAAGAATCCATGAGAGTAAAGCATATAATTCGTGCATTAAAAAGTTCAATGGCTGCTAAAAAGAAAACATCCGAACCAGGTCAAGGAGGAATATTTCTAAAAGCACCTGATGTGTTTCAATTGAGATATTTACATAATGGTAAAGAGCATCCATTCTTGAATAGTTTTAAACATTGTGCTCTAACTGGGATGAATGTAAATTATACAAATAGTGGCACATTTGCATCATATAGTGATGGTACACCTGTTAGTATACAAGTTAATTTAACATTTAAAGAACTCAATCCAGTTTATCAAGAAGATTACAATGGATTCAATTCTAATGATAACTTAGGTGTTGGTTTTTAATGGCAGTTTTTAATTTTCCAGATAGTCCAAGTATTAATGATGTTTATACTGATAACGGTGTATCATGGAAGTGGACTGGAACCGTTTGGAAAAAATTAACTCAATTGGGTTCAAAGGGTGATAAGGGTGATGGTGATAAAGGGGACAAAGGGGACAAAGGTGACAAAGGAGATAAAGGAGATAAAGGGCAAAAGGGAGTAGATGGAGCTACTGCTGACAAAGGTGATAAAGGTCAAAAAGGTGACAAGGGTGATAAAGGTCAAAAAGGTGAAATAGGAGTAAAAGGTGATAAGGGAATAAAAGGAGAGATAGGAACAGGTGGGACTAAAGGGGACAAGGGTGATAAAGGACAAAAAGGTGAAGGAGGAATAAAGGGTAATAAGGGGATAAAAGGAGAAATAGGAACAGGTGGAACTAAAGGAGAAAAAGGTGATAAAGGTCAGAAGGGTGATAAAGGACAAAAAGGTCAAGATGGAACTGGTGTGGATGGATCTAAAGGAGATAAAGGTGATAAAGGTAACAAGGGCGTTCAGGGTGACAAAGCAGGAATGGTGTATGAAACAAGTGGTTATACACCTTCTCCATCATCTGGAAAATTCTCACATTTTGCACAAAGTGAGGGAGGTGGTTCAGGAACTGGTAGTGGACAAATGGTTGCAAGTGTATCAGTTGTCACAAAATTATTCTTCAATAAAACAAGTAAAGATGGAGCAAACGTTCTTGATTATTTGTTAAAATCAGATGATAGTACATCTAATATTCATAGTTTTATAGAAATTAAATCAAATACAAATGGCGATTCATCTTATGCGATATATGAGGTAACAGCAGCAACTGCAGGTGCAGATTTTAATCCATCTCCACCATTAGCAAACCAAATGGCAGTGCTTACTGTTCAGAATGGAGTAGGAACATTACCATCATCAGGAGAGGATGTCGTAGTTAATGTTTTGAGAACAGGTGATAAAGGACAAAAAGGATTAGATGGAACTGGTGCGGATGGTGTTAAAGGAGATAAAGGCGATAAGGGTAATAAAGGTGAAAAGGGAGAGAAGGGTGATAAGGGTGAGAAAGGTCAAAAAGGTGTTGATGGTAATAGTATTAAAGGAACTAAGGGAGATAAAGGTGAAAAGGGAGAGAAG